CACATGGCTATAGATAAAGAAAGAATTAAAGAAGAGCTAAAGGATTTTTCTGAAGATGCAGCAGAAGTTATTGGAGATGCACTAAAAAAACATTTCTGGAAATCTGTTAAAGCAGCTTGGAAAAATTTTTCAGTTATTCAAAAACTATATGTCGTTGGTATATTTGCAGCTTACTCTTATTTGTTGTACTGGCTTTAGACTAATTTCTTAATCCAATTACCATCATCATCTAGCACCATTGGAAGCAGTCGTGGGATGCCGTCTAGTATCACAGCACACCCTAAGATAAATCTAGTTTTAAAGTTCTTTGCGTAAGCAAATGCTAAAGACTTCTGGTTTATAAGGCATCCTACATTCATTCCAAAAAATAAATTATCAGGATTAGCCCACCAAGATATAAGAAACTTGGTGTGGTAATGTCCTTGTACTGTATTCATTCCCATAGTTTGTGATACTTTTAATACATCTGCTGCCTTGCCATGGGTAAACAAACATCTTCTACCATTAGATAAAGTAATTACTAAATCATCTACCCATTCCCATTTTTTAGTACCTAGAAAATCCCCATAGTTTTTTAAAAATTCTCTGCTCATTCCATTCTTTATAGCTCTACGAAACACCATAGAAGAATGGTTACTATCTACTTCTATTACTTTAGGGAACATTGATTCTAATTCTTTAATATATTCACGAGCTATGGTCAGCTCATCTCCAGGGGAAGGTAAGTCAGGGTCGTGGTCGTGCATGCTGATAGCATGGAAATCTAATAGGTCGCCAATGTTAATTATAGTGTCTGGTTTAAATTCTTTTTTAATAGCAGAAAGGAACGCAAAAGAATCTTTGTGATGATAAGGAATATGTAAGTCGCTGATAACTAAGACTTTTTTATTCACAATACCTGTAGTTTAACACAAGTTATCCACACTAATCAACAGTTTTGTGTGTTTTATTTAGCTCTTCAAATAAGGTTAATAATCTTTTTTGAAGAAGGTTTTTAAACTTTTCTTCTGTAAGTTCAAACTGTTGTTTGTCGTTTAACTTAGCATGGCAAATTTTTTCTGAGCTTACTGTAAACATAATATCTTTTGTAAGTTCATTGATATAATTTGTTATCATTTAATCCCCTCCATATTCAGAATATTGGTCTTGATAAAATGGTAATGGTGTATCTTCGGGTCGTTTACCATCCATAAAATCTTCGCCATGTTTGTACCCTAGCTTATAGGCAAACACTAAAAGTTCTTCAAGATTAGTTAGCTGTTGGTCGTCCATACCTATGGATGCTTTAAAGTTGTTTGCATTATTAAAAATATAAGCAACATATTCAGCAACTGTTTTAAAATCTTTTGTCCTCAACATAATATCTTGTCCATCTTTACTAAGAATACTCATATAATCACGCATAATCTACCCCTCCCCTTGACTTTGTTTAAAAAATATTGTAAGAATAAGAAGGGTTGAGTTTGATTAAACATTGGTTTAATAACGAAGAAAGCTAAGAGATTAGCACTAGAACTCAACACTTTTCTCCTTATAGTAATCACAAAAAGTATTTACTCTGCAATAATGTTGACACCTTACATCTTCTCCAGCTCTTAAAACCACAGTACAACCCTTACCCTCTATTAATTTGTTATCTTTTAAATATTGTTTTACCTGTTCTTTGGTATCAAGCACACGAAGAGCAGATTTCCTACCATCTTTCATAATGGCATACTTGTCATCTCTTCTCCATCTTTCTTTAGCAGAACAAACATCTAGCTCTTCAGTTGACTCAACAAGATTCGCTTCCTGGTGTGCCTTAATCCTAGCTAACACATAGCTGTCTTGTTGTATATCCGTCCATTTGCGTATAGGTATCATGACCACTTGTTTCTTGGGGTAGTTATCTGATGTCATAGTTTTTAATTTAGACCAATCTCTAAGTATAGCCATAATGGATAATGATTTTACCTTTAAGGGTTTCCCAAGATTGTTTGTTATTGAGTATTCGGTATGCCTAGATAAATAATCTAAAACATTTAATTGTTGTTCCCATTCTGATTTACCATTTCTTAATGCATCCAAAGCTGACCAAGCAGATGTAACCTTAAAATCTATTAGCTCTCCTTTAGATGTAAGTAAATCGAACTGCCCAGATAATGTCCATCCATTTACTTTGTGAAACAATCGTTGCTCAGAAATATCTTCATCAGTAACTGCTCGTTCAATTACAGAGTGAACACTACTCCCAAGTAATGCAAAAATTTTGTCTGATAAATCTTCTTCTATTTCATCCCAATGTCTTTCTTCTAAGACTCTAATTCTAGGTGGTGCAATCAAACGAGTTGTGGATATGTCGCTACCCGACCCATCATAGGGGTCGTTTAGCACAGCTCGTTCAATCACACTAGGTAAATCAGATTTGTTTGTGAGTTTCATATTCTAAAAAGGAACATCATCTGAACCAATGTCAGCACCATTGTTCCCATCTCCCATATCTATGTCGTTGCCCTCTAACTCTTTGCAACGCAATACCATTCTTCTTATACCATCTGACAATTTATTAAAAGATTCAATGTTGCCTTCTTGGTATTCGTTAAGAGAAAATATAACTGTTTCATTATATTGACCTGCCATCTCATCTCCTTTGGCTAGTGGCATGATAGTAGATATTCTTGCCTTACCATTATTCCCTTCAACTACATTAAGCATACAAGGAACACCTGCTAGATTAGAAATATCAAAGCCCTGCTTTTCGGTTTCGGTAAAAGCTCTACCCCTCCACGAGGTTAAGTCTGCACCCAGATTAGACTTCTCGTGAAGAGATAGAGTGTAAAATTTTGAGATGGTCATTGGTTCTCCATTCATATTGTCTTGACCAGGTATTTCCCAGATTAACATGACCTGTCTTTTCCAAGATACCTCGCCACTAAATTCTTGTCGTTGTGTGCCTAAGTCTATAATCTTTACACACCTTGCTTTATGAACTCCTGATGGTACTTGGGCATATCCCCCACCACTATCATTCGTTGTTGCTACTATTCCCATAATTTATATCTCCTAAAAAGGTTGCTGAAAGATGTATAAAGACTAACAAGTGCGACCCATATACACCTCAGTCGCCAGAGTTTTGACAGCAACCTTATTCTTACAGTTTACAGAAGTTAATATGCTATGTCAACAAAAAATTGACAATAGTTAAAAATAGTTTAACTTATCTTACTATGGGTAATGTAACTGATATCAAATACCAACTAGCAATAAAAAGGAAAATTGAAGTAGTTAATAAATATGGTGGAAAAAGATTGAGTGAGATATTAAAGATATCTCATCCTGCTATATCCAAGTGGAAGGTCATACCTCCGTATCGTGCCTACCAGATTGCCAAGTTAGGGGATTTTGATATGGAGTACATAAGACCTGACCTTGACTTAGCTGTGAATTTGTAACCCCAGTTTTGAGAGAGAACTGGGAAACTCTTAAATCTTATTCTTCTTTCTTACGATAGTAACAATACACCATTTTATTAGATGTATCCCAAATGTCGTGTATCACACCATCAACAAGAGCTGATAAGTGCCGAGATTGTCGCATTAGGTATCTGCCTTCTTTGGGCAAGTCTTTTGCCTTTGCCTTTCTACCTTTGAATTTTGGAGAGGAAACTTTTTCCCATCCAACACTCTCCATGTATCTTTCAAAGAACAATCCCCAATCTGCAAAACATCCATAGTCTTTGCACCTGTCAAAAAATTCGTTGACCACTTCTTTGTAATCTCTATCCATAGCAATAGCTATTGCTCGAATAGTACAATCTCCAACATGGTGTTCTGGACGATACTTTGACCTACCGCCATCAGTATATTGGAAACGACCTGCTACACTTTGTCTGTAACTTGGTTTCTTTCGCATAATAAATACCTCCTATGTATTTAGTACTTAATCTTAGTATACATGATTAAAACTAATGTGTCAAATCGAGGGTATGGCAATGCTATGCGATACCATTGCGATAGCATAGCACCATGCTACTTTTTGCCAATGCGATTTTATCCCCTTCATCTTCATCTTCATCTTCATCTTCATCTCCACCTACAACTTCATACAAGATAGCAGTTGACAGTAGCTACAGCTTTGTGATAAATTTACTAATGTTAAGGAGGTAACATGAGAAAGTCGACTAAACAAGAGCCAAGCCCAGCATTTCAATTCTATGCTAGTGATTGGATAAGCGACCCTAATAGAATGATGATGTCATTAGAGGAGCAGGGTGCATATGTTCTTTTGTTCTCACATTGTTGGAGAGGACACAGTATACCAACCGACATGGAAGTGTTAGCTAGGATGTGTAATTGTTCGCTTGATAAGATAAATAAAATCTTTCCCAAGATTCAACATCTATTTGAAAAGAAAAATGGTGCTTTGATATGTCCACAGGCAGAAGAAGAAAGAAGAGAACAAGCATTGAATAGAAAAAGGAGAAGTGTAGCAGGAAGGAAGGGAGCAAAAAAGAGATGGGAGGAAAAGGAATAAGATGGCTAATATCCACAATGGTCATGTCTTTTATACTAATTGTAGTAGTTACTATAATTTCCTTGATGTATTTGGTAAGGAGCATAGTTTTCAGACCTTTGATGACAAAGGAAAAAATAGAAAACTCATTAAACAATTTCATGGAACGATTAAAGAACACTTCCATTCGTTAGCAGAGCTGAATCGACAAGGAGCAGGAATATTTTTTACAGTTAATCAAACTAATTTACTAGGTCGAACTACTGACCACATAACAAAAGTACGAGCTTTGTTTATAGATTTAGATGGCACACCATTGCCAGAAACATGGGAGCTACTGCCACACATTATAACTAATACAAGTCCAAATAAGTATCATGCATACTGGTTAGTAGAAGATGTACCACTTGTTAGCTTTAGTTTGTTTCAAGAATCACTTGCTAATAAATTCAAATCTGACCCCAAAGTAAAAGACTTGCCAAGAATTATGAGGGTGGCAGGATTCTATCATCATAAAAGAAAACCATTTCCAGTTACCATACATCAGATTGCTTCAAGGATTGAGCCATATACTAGAGCTGAGATAAAAAATAGTTTAAAATTAAAAAGACCAGAGCAACATATATATACATTTGATAAGACACAATATAAAAACAAACCTTCTGGTAAAATCAAAGGAGCTTCGCAGGGCGACAGGCACGAACAACTTGTTAAGATTTTAATTGCTTGTAGAAAAAGAGGAGAGAGTTTTGAGTATACAAAAGAGGAAGCATTAGAGTTTGCCAGAAACTGCAACCCACCAGAGAATCCAAAGGAAGTTGTGTTTCAGCTAAATGACATATGGAGAAGATATGTGCCAACTTAGACCTTATCAAAAACAAAGTATTGAAGATATACGAAATGCTTTTATAAAAGGTAAAAGAAAGATACTATTAGTTGCACCTACTGGAAGTGGTAAGACTGTTGTAGCTAGTGAAATGATTAGGAGAGTAGTTGCAGGTGGCAAGAGTTGTTTATTTATCGCACACAGAAGGGAATTGATTTTGCAATGCTCTTCGAAACTTTTTGATTTTGGGGTTACTCATGGAGTATTGATGGCAGGTAAAAGTCCTACTCCTATGGCTAGTTGTCAAGTTGCAAGTATCCAAACCTTCACTTCTCGTGTAGATAGAGATGACTTTATAAAACCAGAAGCTGATTTAATAATTATTGATGAAGCACATAGGTCAGCTAGTGACTCTTTTAAAAATTTATTAAGAGAATATCCTCATGCTTATGTGATTGGTTTAACTGCCACTCCAATTAGAAATGATGGCAGAGGGCTTGGCAATGTATATGAGAAAATTGTCCAATGCTCTACTGTAAAAGAACTAACTGAACAAGGATATCTTGTGCCTACCAGAATTGTAGCTCCAACGATACCCGACCTTAAAGGATTAAAGATTATAGCAGGAGATTATGAAGCAAAAGGTCTTGATAAGAAGATGAATGTGCCTAAATTGATAGGGGATGTTGTCACACATTGGCTTAAACACTCAAACAATAGACCAACTGTTGTATTTTGTACCTCTATAAAGCATTCTAAGTATGTTTCTGCCATCTTTAACGACAATGGTATACCTGCAGGTCATATTGATGGAGAGATGCCCGAAATAGAGAGGGAAACTGTTTTATCAGATTTGAGAAATGGTAGGATAAAACTGTTGAGTTGTTGTCAGGTGTTAACTGAGGGATGGGATTGTCCAAAGGTAAGTTGTGTTGTGCTATGCAGACCTACTAAATCATTAGGACTTTATTTGCAAATGGTTGGCAGGAGTCTTAGACCTTTCCATAACAAGAAAGATACTTTAATTATAGACCATAGTGGTTGCGTATATGAGCATGGTTTTCCAGAAGATGATAGAGATTGGAAACTAACTATGACTAAGGTTAAAGCTAAAGATAAAAGAATTGTAGAGCCAATAGAAAAGCAACCGATTACTTGTCTTGAATGTGATGGAACAGTTTATATGCCAACAAGAGAGCAACGAGCTTGTCCTAATTGTGGACACATCCCTACGAAGAAAGAGCAAAAGATATTAATCAAGCAAGGTAGATTAGTTGAAGTACCAAAAGAAAAAATAGAAGTAGAGTACGACAAGAAAGATTTTTATGCAGAGCTGTTATATTATGCAATTCAAAAATCATATCAGAAAGGTTGGGCCTCTCATGTGTTCAAGGCAAAATACAAACATTTCCCTCACAGTAAAAGAATTAATCCGAAAGTTACAAGCCAGTATGTGTTAAACTTTATTCAACATCACATGATAAAGCATGCAAAATCAAGGAATCGTAAAAAAAATGAATCGAATAGAGCCGATTTGAGCCCTTCTGAAAGGCAGTCGAGGGGTATAGGTCATGTTTTTAAGGAGGTATTTGTATGAGTTTTGATGATTTATTAGAATTTAAACTTGAGAAGTTGAGAGAGATAGGGCTTCGCCATGCTGAAGCTAAACACAAGTTGGCTATCTTAGAGCATGGTCGCAAGATTTTATTAGCTAAGTTGATGAAAGAAAAACAACTTAACAAGACAGGTAAGGAGTTGCCAGTCAATGCCCAAGAAAGAGAAGCGAGGTCAGATGAGAGATACCAGAATCATATTACATCATTAGGTATTGCAATAGAAGAGGAAGCAAAATGGTCTTGGGAAAAAAAGATTGTAGATATAAATTTTGAATCTTGGAAAACGAAATTAATTAATGCTACAGTTGAAAAGAAACATTATGGCTAAAGTATATTATCTACATTCTTGTTGGTGGGAGGATGCGTATTCATCATGCGAATGGATATCTTTAGAAGAAGCTATTAAAACTCTTCCAAAAATATGTTACACTCAAGGTATATTACTAGAAAAGAATAAAGATTGTCATATATTTACTATGACATTTCAAGGTCAGGATGTGGGAGAGCTTATGGTAATCCCCTCAAGGTCAATAAAAAAGCTAGTAAGACATAAAGATAGTAAGTTTATATTAAAAGATATGCCTTATGGCTCGTTCAAAGACTAAAAAAGAACAAGAGCATATGGATAAAGTTGCCCGATTAGGTTGCCTAATATGTCGCAAAGAGGGTAATCCATTTAGCCCTGCTGAGTTACATCATATCAGAGATGTTAGAATTACAGGGCTAGGTCAGAGAGCTAAACACACACAGGTTATTCCCCTTTGTGTTGCTCATCACACTCAAGGTAAGGAGTCTTTTCATCATAACAGTCGTGCCTTCTCTGCAAAATGGGGAAGCCAACAAGATTTATTAAAAGAATCCTTAGAGCTATTAGTGCATGATAGTCTTTGGCAGGAGGAGTAATGGTAATAGTAAAAAAATCTGGTCAACTAGAAGAATTTGATTCCACAAAATTAATTAAAAGTATTAACAGTAAATATAAGAGTGTCGAAACTATAAAGATTATTAATCAAATAGAGCAAGAGCTGAAGTCAGATAGATTCAAAGACTTTTACCCTAATACTGACAATATCCAAGATTTAGTAGAAAAATATATGTTATTGAATAAGAAGAATGAGCTACCCGACTCGTAGGAGAAAGATGTTTTGGAGGTATCTTGTTGTGGGTAGCTCAATAAGATTATAAACTATTTAGACTTTTTTTTCATGTTTTTTTTTCGGGCTTTTGTTGAAGCCATATGCTTTTTTGCCATCTCTTTGCTCTGCTTACTGTGCATAGACTCAAAGAAGTTTCCTTTGTCTAACTGAAATTTCTTTCTCTCTTTCATAAACACCCCTTAAATAAAAGGACTGCTAGCCCTATAACAGATATGATTAAGAGTAAGGCAATAGAAACAGCACTCCAATCTACCCTATGATACCACTTCATTGGTTTCCTCCATTATATCATTACAAAAAATATCGTCTATATCATCGCATAGTTGTTGACAATCATAGTAATCAAATCTATCAACCAGTTTTTTCCATTGTTTGTCGCTAATGTCCATATCATCGTACCAATCATTAACATCGCCTTTCGCCCAATATGCAACAATAATTTCATCATCTTCATTGTTGTATTTTTTTAATTTTTCAATTAACTCTTTAACTTTCATTGGTTTCTTCCTCCCATGAGTTATCATTCTTCCAACCATTTGGGTATGCGTTTTCTAAATCTGCATAAGCACTTGCTCTTGCTTCATCCTCACTATACCCCAACTCAAGATAGTGGTTGTGTCGTTCTTCTAAGTATTGGTCATTCTCATGCTTAGACATCATCACTCTCCTCTCTTAATACAGCTTGTTCTATACTTGCAAAGATTCTTTCCAGAGTTTCATCATCTAAAATCTCATGACCGAATTGATAAAATCTCTTATACAAACCTCTATCATCATGTGTTCTGACAATAAGCTCTATTTTAGTTTGATAATCCTTATCCATTCTTCTCCTCCCGAAACGCATGATACCCTCTTGGGCTACCATCAAGATTAAAGATAGCTTTGGCTACCTTTAATTGGGATACTGTTTGCAATCCTAAATCTTTAGCTATATTTTTAGCTGATTTTAAACTGCTATAATTAATTGATTCCAAGACAACATCATCTTGTTCTATTGTTGTTGTCTTAGTGTTAACATTATAGCTAACACTTAAATTGTCTTTATCTTTGTATTTATCTAACATAAATACCTCCTATATGTAGACACTTTTAAAACGATATCTAGGTTTTATATTTTAATATTAACATCTGTTCATATCTTGTCAAATTGCCAACTTCTATGAACTATCTCATTAATGATTGCTTCTGCTTCACTAAACAGATTGTTGTCAAGATAGTAATTGACCATAGCTAAATCATTTATTGATACTTTTTCAATATTTACGCAATTTTTATAAAGTTTACTTTTAAATAATTTTATGTATCTTTGCTTTTCCATTTCTATTAATACCTCCTTTATTTGTTTTTTTCTTTGTGTACCAAACTCCATTCTTACCTAGTACACTTTCATATTGTTTTCTTTGTTCGTGAGTCATTGTTCTTTTGCCTTGTCCAAAAGGATATTTAACCTTTCCCTTTTTTACATGGTCGGCTACTGGATTTAGACCTGCTTCTTCGAGAATCTTTTTAATTGTTCCTCTGTGTAGCTTCAACTTTTTTGCTATTGCATAAGCTGACCAACCCTTTCCTTTCTTAAAGAGTTTTTTAACTTCAGAAATGACACTTTGAGGTTGATGACTTCCTGTTCTATTTTTTACACTAGCTGAATAATCTAATCCACACTCACAGTAGCTCTCTGGCATTGTTATGCTTGAAAAATCCGAGCTAACATAAACCAACTTCACTCCTAGTTTCTTTTGTTTCTCTGTTAAACTTCTACTACTACCCCTGCGTTCTTTATTGGTTGGCACTCCAAGATATTTAACATCACAAAATACTCGTTCTCCATTTGGAAAGGTAACAATCATATCGTAATCATGTTTTCCTTTTTCTATTCCAACTGTGCAACCTTTTTGTTGAAACCAGAACTGAGCATAGCTTTCAGCAACATCTCCTTGATGTTCGTTGTTGTATTTTAAATCTAAAATATCTTCTTTAAATTTATCTTTAAACCAGTCAGTAGTTTCTAATAATGGTCGCCTTCTGTCTGGCGTTTTACAATCAGGACAAGGTTTTCCTTTGTTTTTCCCTCTACCTCTATTAGGTTGATTCCCTAATCCAATAAAACCCTTACCTTTACAAGTCTTACATTTTCCCATCTCTTTCTCCTTGAGCAGTTTAAAGTCTTACTCAGGACAGATTATTATCTTATATTCTTTCTTCAGGAATTTGGATATCTTTCCTATTCCTTAATCCTTGACCAAAATCAATGTACTTCACTTGGGTAATTGATTTTAACCAACCCTCATTATCGAATGTCCTTACAACTAACCATTTCTGGTCAAGAGTTCTAAAAACCTCAGCTCTAAGACCTTCGGTATGATGAACATTATCTACGGGCAACTTTTCCATTTCTTTCTCCTTGAGTAGTTTAATGTCTTACTCAGGACAATAATTTCTTATACATATAGTATTGCACAAAATAAACCATTGTCAAGTACCTAAAAAAAATAATTTTACATAAATCATAAAAAAGGTACTTCTGAAGGGTAAGGTAAGGGTTTTTAAGAAAGTGCCTTATATGGGCTTTAAAATGCTTCTGCTGAGGTTTTACCATTTGTCAAGAACTTTTTAAAAAAACCTAAAAATAGATGTAAATAAATAGATACATCATAGACCTACAATATCCATAATACAAAAAATATTGTTGATATTATAGACCTACAATGTCCATAATTAAAAGGCAAAAAAAAACCACCCCGAAAGGTGGCTAAAAATATTTACTTGTTATATTTTATAAAACTTTGTAAATTTCTTTAGAAAGTTTCTTATTATCCATGTTATGCAAAATATCTTTAACTAGATAATCCCTAGCTAATTGTACAAAATAAGGAATATAACCCAGTTGTCTGTGTTGTTCCTTTTCTATTTCTTTAGCTTGCAACCTATGAATATTAGTACCAAAGTTATAGGCAATTAATAAACAATTTTCTGAATGATTATTATTTTTAGTGTTCTCTTTTAAAGTTTTTAAAAAAGGTTTATAATAATCTACTTGCTTTTTATGTTTTAAATAATTAGCCCTTTCTTTAATTGTCATTGTCCATAGTGCTTTCTCCATTTCTTTCTCCTCCCTAGTCTTTAAAAGGAACTAGGAAACCTTATTATTTTAAAAATTTTGTATTATATAACCTAATAATTTGTTATGATTGTTATGTGATTTAACTTCAATAACTGTCGTATTGTCTATCAAATCTTCAAGAGTATTTATATTATCGTATTGACTCAAAATATCTTCGAGATTTTCATATTCTGAAAAATCACACCTTAAAGCAACCTTATCGAACTCTATTTGCTCGCCTGTGTTCTCTTCAAGCCCTGTTAGATACTCAAATAAGGCACTTGCTCCACTATATGACCAGTTTGCATACTCATCACATAATAAATCTTCTGTAAATTCGTATTTACTTACTGTTTTAATCATCTTATATTCTCCTTTAGGCATTAACTCTTTGAGTGTTTATCCTAAGACAAGGGGAAATTAATCCCCTTGTTTCGCTTTCTTTAAAGCTCATCAGTTAGGAAATCTTATCATAGTGTCTTTGAGTATCTCCTCGATGGATTGGAATACCTAAAAGTACAAGTCCATCTAAACTATCTTTGATATCCTTTTTTGTGAATTTAGTTAAAGTGGGGCTAGGTGTCAACGCAAACATATCAACAGAAAGATATCCAGTTTGTGCAACTCCAAGAGCAGAAGCAATAAATCTTTTAACATATTTCAAGGTCGTGCTGGAATAATCCCAATCACAACCAAGACTTATATATTCATCTCTTATGTCATACCTCGCTACGATTGAATCATATGACTGCAAAAATACACTATCTCCTTTTACAAAAATCAAAGTTTGATTTTTTGTGATGTTGTAAACATTCTCCATTTTTTTCTCCTTTAGGTATTAACTCTTATGAGTGATTATCCTAAGACCCTAGACAATTTCTAGGGTTTCGCTTTTTAAAAGCTCATCAGTTAGGATTTTAAAGAACTGGGATGATTTGACCCATCTTTTATCCTAGAATAATATCCGTAAAGTTTCTCAACTTCCGAGGTATGCAAAATTTCATTCCCCAGCTCTTCATACATGGTTTCTAAATCCCTAATACTGGCATCTCTTAAATCATTAAATGCAGACCATAGAAGAAACTCTAATTCTGTATATGTGAGCTCTTCTCCTCTTTTTAGAGCTGACTTAATTTCTGAAGTAAAAGACTCTTTCATGTATTCCTTGTCATCGTCCTTACTAATTTTAAAATCAAATTTACTCATCTTCTTTCTCCTTAAGCTGTTAACTCTTTGAGTGATTAGCTTATGATTAATAGTAGCTCTTTTTAGTTCTATAGTCAAGAACTTTATACAATTTGGTTACATTTACAAAATTTATTCAATGATTAATGATACTTAGATATAAAAATACTTTTTTTAATAAAATAGGTACTTTGGTAAGGGTTAACCCTTTTTAACCTCTCTATGGGCTTTAAAATGCTTCATATTATGGTTACATTTACAAAATTATAGCTATCTCAATAAATGGCCGAGGATTGCCATTGTCTAGATATGAACGGCTTTATGAGATGTCTAATCCCTATATAGATATAATCAAATCCCTTTTAGCTTATTAAAAATAATCCCTTTTAGGTTATTAAAAATGGCTCTATGCCCACTCTCTCCTCTCTCCCAGAGTATTAAGGATATTATGGATATGCGTTGTCTATAAAGGGCTACCCCCCCAAAGGAAAAGGGCGAGGGGTCGAAATGGATTACCCCAAACAGCGAGGGGGAAAAATGACTTATTAACAGGTATTAATTGACTTTAGGGCTTTAGGTTTGTAGAATATGAACATGGGTAAAATCCTTACAGAGCAGCAAAAAGCATTTGTTCAGCACTTTAGTCAAACAGGGAACGCAACTCAGGCAGCAAAGGATGCAGGATATTCTGTCAAGACGGCAGAACAGCAGGGTTATGAGCTTAAAAACAAACTAGCTATTGAAATAGAAAATGAAACTAGGAAGTTGATGGGGTCTTGTGTGCCAATGGCAGTTGATAAATTGAAAAAATTAGTGGAGGATGAAAGAGTAAGTCCTTCGGTTAGACTTGGTGCTATTAATTCTATCTTGGACAGAACTGGTTATCAAACTACTCATAAAGTTGAAGATGTTACTGGTAAAAAATCTGACGAGGAATTAAAAACAGAGTTAAATCATTTATTGTCCAATATTATGATAGATGAAAAAGATATTAACTGAAGTTAATTATGCAACCAAACGCATTGCGAAAGAGTTTTGAGGTCTTGCATCAGAGGATAACTGCTATTATTTATTATTGTGGTAAGACTTATAGCGAAGATGCAGAACTTATGCGTATAATCAGGGATATTATAGAGCCACTTGATGATTTATATAGCCATTATTGGGAGCTAGATTTAGAAAATATGCCAAAAGATAAGGATAAAATACTAAATTGAGTGAAGAATTAGCAAGAGCTGTGGAAATAGCCAAAGAATTAGAGCATAGAAAGACCACTAATAAACTAGAAGATTATAAACCTTACGATTATCAGAAGAAATTCCATAATACTATGGCATCTCAGCGACTACTTATGGCAGGAAATAGGATAGGTAAGTCATTTTGTGGTGCAACAGAACTAGCATTTCACCTTACAGGTAAATATCCTGACTGGTGGGAAGGAAAAAAATTTGATAGACCTATTAGAGCATGGGCAGGTGGCTCATCTAATGAAACTACTAGGGATATATGTCAAAAAGAACTGGTCGGACAACCAGATGACCCATCAGCAAGGGGTACTGGTTCTATTCCACTTAAAGATATAGGCGAAGCTACAAGAAAACCAGGTGTACCTAATGCTCATAACTCCCTTGTTGTTAAGCATATTACAGGGGGTTGGTCAAGATTAGGGTTTAAAGCATATGAAATGGGAAAAGAAAAGTGGATGGGGGAAGCTGTAGATGTAGTATGGCTAGATGAAGAACCACCAACTTCAATTTATTCTCAGGCATTGACAAGAACTGCAGATAGAGGGGGTATTGTTTTTATGACATTTACTCCAGAAAGTGGAATGACAGAAACAGTAGCACAATTTGTAAATAATTTAAAAAAAGGTCAAGCATTACTACAAGCTACTTGGGATGATGCTCCACATATGACAAAAGAAGTTAGAGATCAAATTTTACAAGCATTGCCACCACATGAAAGAAAAATGAGAGAAAAAGGAATACCACAACTAGGATCTGGTCTTGTATTTCCTATTGCAGAAGATGATATTGTATGTGACCCAATAGATATTCCTACTCATTGGCCAAGATTATGTGGACTAGATTTTGGTTGGGATCACCCTACGGCAGCAGTTTGGATTGCATGGGATAGAGATTCAGATATAGCATATGTTTATGATAGCTATTCAATGCGACAAGAAGCTGTACCTATTCATGCAAGTGCAATTAAAAGCCGAGGAAACTGGATACCAGTTATCTGGCCCATGGATGGCAGACAAGCAGATAAAGGTTCTGGTAAATCACTTACAGAACAATATAGGACAGAAGGATTAAATATGACAAGAGAGCATTTTACTAATCCACCAAGTCAAGGGCAGAAAGATGGTACTGGTGGAGTATCTGTTGAAGCTGGTATTATGGAAATATACACAAGGATGCAGACAAAAAGATTGCAAATATTTAGAAATCAAAGTAAACTGTTAGAAGAATTAAGAATGTACCATAGGAAAGATGGTAAAATAGTTCCTGTGCATGATGATGTTATTTCTGCAATGAGATATTGTGTAATGTCATTAAGAAAAGCTAGGATCAAAAACTATCAAGCACCTTATGAACAAGCTGATTCTGAGTTTAGTTTATTTGCATAGGAGTAATCATGCCAAAGAAGAAAGGAAAAAAGAGAGGATATTAGATGGGAGGAGCATTTAGAGCAATTTTTTCTGCACCAGTTAAAATATTTAAGGCAGTAGCTAAAACTGTTGGAGGAAAAAAACCAAAAAAACGGGCAGCAGTAGCTACAGCAGAAAAGGTTGGAACAGATATTACAGAACCTATAAAGAGAACAGCAGCACTTGGTTCTGGGTATGCGGGTGGCACAATAATGACTTCTGCACAAGGTGTTGAAGAAGGTGCAAAAAGAGCAAGAACTCTTCTAGGTTCAGGATGATAGAAATAGTAACTAATGACGAATGGAAAAATAAGTGCTATGACTGGATAAAAGATAAAGCTCATATTCATTCTACAGCAGAAGATTATACTTATATTGGTATGATAGAAGATAAAAAAATTTTAGGAGTTGTTATCTTTTCAGATTATGATGGTAACAATATTTTTATTCATGTAGCACTTGACACACCAAGAGCTTGTCAAAGAGATACAATTAGATTAATGTTTGATTATGCTTTTAATCAAGCAAAATGTAATAGGGTTACAGCAACCTGTGACAATAATTATTCTAGGATAAAAAAATTAATTGAAGGTGTTGGCTTTAAAAAAGAAGGTGTCTTAAAAAATATGATGAAAATAAAAGATACCTATGTAGATACAGCAATTTATGGAATGTTAAAGGAGGACTGCAAATGGGTATGAAACCAAAAATAGCAGCTCCACCACCAATAGATCAGGATATCTTGGCAAAAGAAGCTGAAGAAAAAGCAAAATTTGCAGCTGAAAAAGCTAAGAGTTTAAGAGTAGCTGGTGCTGGAAGGATGGGAACAATTCTTACAAGTGGTATGGGTGTTGAGGAAGAAGCACCAACTGCAAAAAGTGTTTTAGGTGGTAGTTCAACAAATTATGGATAACGATAAGTTTAATTATTTTAAGAAACGACTAAATAGGATGGCATCTGACCGAGGTACATGGGAAGATCATTGGCAAGAAATACTTGACTATGTAATGCCAAGAAAAGCAGATATTACTCTTGTTCGTAGTAAAGGTGAAAAAAGAGCAGAAGTATTATTTGATTCTACTGCAATAACAGCAAACAATCTTTTAGCTGCAAGTTTACAAGGCACTTTAACATCACCATCACTACAATGGTTTCATATAAAAATGAGAGAAACGGACTTAAATCTTGATAGAGAAGTTCAGCTATGGTTAGAAGATTCAGCTAAAAGAATGTATGAAGCATTTAATGAAAATAATTTTAATACAGAAGTACATGAACTTTATCTTGATATTTGTTCTATTGGAACTGGTGCATTATTTGTAGAAGAAGGAAATAAAGGTTATGTAGAAGGTGGTATCCATTTTAGTAGTTTGCATATATCTGAATATTATATACAAGAAAATAATACTGGTTATGTAGATACCCTTTATAGAAAATATAAATTAACTGCACGACAAGCTATACAAGAATTTGGTGAAAAGAATGTAGGAGAAAAAATTAAAGAAGCTGCAAAAGATAAACCAGATAAGATGTTTAATTTTATTCATGCAGTTGAACCACTTGAAGATTACGAAAGAGCATTAGGTAAGGGTGCAACAAAGTTACCATTTCATTCATGTCATTTATGCGAAGAAGATAAAATGATTGTTAGAGCAGGTGGTTACAATGAATTTCCTTATCTTGTACCACGTTGGGCAAAAGCAACAGGTGAAATATTTGGTCGTTCACCATCTTACAATGCACTTCCAGACATAAAAACATTAAACAAAGCAGTAGAGTTAGGATTAAAAGCATGGACTAAAGCATTAGATCCACCTTTGTTAGTGCAAGATGATGGAGTAATTGGCAAGGTAAGGATGACACCAGGTGGTATAACTGTTATTAGAAATGATGCTGCCGTTCAACCATTACAGACTGGTTCTAATTGGCAAATAACAGATTTGCTAACACAACAATTAAGAACTGCAATACGACAAGCATATTATTCGGATCAACTACAATTACAACAAGGACCACAAATGACAGCTACAGAAGTACAAGTCAGATATGAACTTATGCAAAGACTGCTTGGACCTACACTTGGTAGATTCCAATCAGAGTTTCTAAATCCACTTATTGAAAGAGTATTTGGTATTATGTATAGAGCAGGAGCATTTCTACCAGAACCAGAAATAATACAAGGACAGAGAATAGATGTAGAATATGTTGGTCCATTAGCTCGTTCACAAAGAATGGAAGAAGCAGTAGCAGTTGAAAGACTTTATCAGCTAACAATGCAGGTAGCACAAGCAGATCCAGGAATTTTAGATATTATTAATCACGACCAAGCTATAAGAATGAGAGCAGAGTTACTTGGTGTTCCTAAATCAGTTCTTCGTGGAGTAGATGAAGTAGAAGAAATACGACAACAAAGAGCCGAACAACAACAAATGCAACAAGAGATGATGATGCAACAACAACAAGCAGAAGCAGCTCAGAAAAATGCACAAACTATGACGGAAGTATCAAAACCAGATACAAAGGCAGCTATGGAAGAAGCTATGGAAGCAGCAGAAGCCGAAGGACTTGTGTAATGCCAGACGAACAAGATAGAGAGTTAAAAGAATTAAAAGGTAATTATCAAACCACTTTTAATACAAAAGAGGGAGAACAAACTTTAGCTGATTTAGAATCGGCTTATTATCATAGGGGTTCGTATTCAACTGATCCTTATGAAACAGCTTACAGAGAAGGACAACGATCTGTAATTATCAGAATAAAAAATCTTATGAAGGAGGATAAATAAATGTCTGATGAAACAATGACCACCGAGTCACAAGATAACCCAGAAACAACTGACCAAAGTTCAGGTTCTGTTCTTGGGTCTAGTACAGTAGGTGATAATCAAGACTGGAGGGATACTCTACCCGAAGAATTGAAAAATGATCCTACACTACAAAATTTAAAGGACGTAGAATCTTTAGCTAAAACTGTAGTGCATCAACAAAAGATGATTGGTAGTAGAGTGCCTATGCCAAAAACAGATGAGGAGAAAAGTGAATTGTACGGCAAATTAGGTAGGCCAGATGAACCTACTAAGTATGAAGTAACAATTCCTGATACTCATAAAGATTACTTCCAAGAAGCTGCTGTTAACGAATTTAAAAATGTTGCTCATAAAATTGGTTTAAATAATGAGCAAGTAAATGCGTTAGTAGATTATCAAGTAGCTCAAATAAATTATCAAGCTGAGAATCAACAAAGTTCTATGGCAGTTCAAAAAGAAGAAGCTGAAACTGCTTTAAAGCAAGAATGGGGATTTGAGTACGATAAAAATGTTAGAGCAGCACAAAGAGCTTTACAAGTTTATGGAGATAATGATATTCTTGAACTTATGAATACAGAAGCAGGAAATCACCCTGCTGTTATTAAGTTATTTGCACGTTTAGGCCAAGAAGTTACAGAAGATATGGCTAAAAACACACAAAATAATAGGTTATCGGTATCGCCATTAGATGCAAAACAGGAAATAGAAAAGATCATGTCAGATCCAAAACATCCTTATTTTGATGCTGGACATAGAGAACATAAAGCAGCTATTGAACAAATGCGACAATTACATGAAAAAGTATTTGGCAATGCTTAATATTCTATGATATAATTTGCGTACCAAGTTCGCCCTATTAGGATAACGAATCGGTTAGCTGTGATGGCTATAAAAAAATCCGACTGACAGTATCGTTTACTGTAAGGTTTCCCTTTTTGGATAAAGACCGATTTAAAAATTTATTTTAATAGGAGGACTGAATTATGTCAGTACAAATAACTACTGCCTTTGTTGAGCAGTATAAAAGTAATGTTTTTCATCTGGCACAGCAAAAAGGTTCAAGACTTAGAGATGCTG